TAGCTGCCAAGCGTGGCCCTAAACCTGAAGTTACTACTGAACCAAAAGTGGTACAGAAGGCTGCGCCGCTTACTCCACAACAACTTCCAACAACAATCAACGATGAAGTACTTAAAGGACTGGGTATTGGGCATACTGCGCTTCTTCGCAAAAACAAGTTACTCGAAGGCAAGGACATCTCCAACCCAGCAGATGCCGCAGAAGTCAAACGTATTCTTGAAGCCTACGTCGAAAACCGTAGTGAACCCGTTCGCCAAAAGATCGAAGCCTACCTTAGCAGACCTGAATTCCAAGGAGCGCAAAATGTTGCAGGACTTAACGTCGAACCAAGTAGAGGAGGCGCTAGCGTGGATAGCGAACCCAATTTGGTCAACACCACCGGAACCAATGCAGGACTTAAACCAGATGGAAATGTTTCTGTTGAGCCGAATGTTAGAGACGTTAATGCACGAGAAGAACAGCCAGCCCCTGCAATAGTTGAAAAAGGAACACCAAGTGGCATTGAAACCATTGAAACCCAGCAAGCAACGCAAGAAGGACAAGCGCAACCAATTGCCGGAAAACCTCTAGGCAAAAAAGCTTCTGCGGACAAGATTAAAGCCGAGCAAGGTGAACAAGAAGCCCTGCGCGGTAAGACTAAATTTATACGTGATAACGATAATAACGTTGATTCGGTTTTAAGAGACCGCCTGCTTACTGTTGCCCGTGATCTTGGTATTGCACCAAAAGATGTCCCTGTAGAAACTTATCGTGGGTCTGAAGCACACAATGCTTTACGTTTACCTGCCCTGTTAAATGAGCATCTGCGTTTACAAGGTGTAATTCGTACATCTCAAGAAGCAAATCAAAAGGCTAAGAACGCTAAAGAGTTAGAAGCTATTGAAGAAGCAATTACGCAAGCTGGCGGTAATGCTAAAGAAATGCTTGGGTTTTTACGTGGGCTTAACCAAGACCAACGCGATGCTGCAATTTCTCAATTAAGTAGGCACGCTTTTAATGAGTTTGACAAAGTAGCTAAGCAAAAAATGCAAGCGCTTAAAGATCAAATTCAAAAAGGCGCATTTGCTAAAACTGAAGTTTCTGAAGAAGATATATACGATGCGCTTGCCGGTAAAATTAATGAATCTAAATTAGGTAAAGCATTTGGTGAATTGGGTAAAAAATTATTCTTGCCCACAGCTATTGGCCCTACACTGGATGCTGATGGTCGTGCGATTGCCGAGAAGGGTAACTTTAAAGACCTGCTTAGCCACATCATTAATAAGACCGACAACAAGTTGGTGCGTCAGATACTGCGTAAGATTCAGTCATTAGGTATTAACCCTAAGATTGTGATTGGCGATGTTGGTAGAGACAATCATGCAGGGGTATATGACCCAGATACCAACACAATTACACTTGACCCAGAGTTTGGTTTAAATCACCACACCATCATTCACGAGACTGTGCATGCGGCAATTTCTCACGTACTGCGTAGCCCAAACAACAAGCTAACCCAAGCTTTTGTTAAGTTCTTTGAGCAAATTAAAAACCAGATGGGCGCTGCCTATGGTGGTCAAGATATTCAAGAGTTTGCTTCTGAGTTGGTAGGTAACCCAGAGTTCCAAGCGCTACTCAAGACAATCAAAGCGCCTCGCAGCGAAAACATGTTTGTAAACATCATGCAGGCTATTGGCGAGTTCTTAGGATTCCGCAGTGCTTACACAGAAGGCATGAAGTTTGTTAACGACGCTGTTGATATATCTTCTAAAGTAGAAGTAACGCCTGCTAATAAGATGTTCTTGAGTATGGGTTCAGCCGTTAACTCTGCGTTTAATACAGTAGGTCAAATTGGTCAGAACATGCCATCTTTGGCAGGCAAGACGCTTGAGGATACTAAAAATCTGTTCTCTAATGTGAAAGACTTTGGCTGGATGAAAACAGCTATGGGGTTGTTGCGACTTGACAACATAAACACGTTGTACGGAAAAGAACTGCCATCTATCCAGAAGTTGTTAGATGCGCTTGAGTTGCGTAATGGTATGCAGGAACGCCGTATATCTGCGATCAACGAGAACTACAAAGAGTTTACTAAGATTGCACAAGCCCATAAACAAGATATGAGTCGTATGAACGACATGGCTATTGATGCTCGTTTGTATGAAGTAGATCCGCTGGATGCAAACTTTAAGACTACCCCTGCTAATGCCGCGCAGTATCACCGTCTGCGTAATATCTACACATCCTTAGATCCTAAAGTCCAAAAAGTTTACAAAGAGATTCGTAACTTTTACATGAAGTCTTTAGATGAATATGAAGCACTACTTGTGGGAGATCCTAAAAAAGGTATCCCTGGAATGTTGTCGCCTACATTGGCTGCAAAATTAGCGGTGGAGTTTGCTACCCGTAAACGTTTGGCTGCTTACGTTCCATTTTTGCGTAATGGTGATTTTTGGCTAGAGTTCCCTGATCCCGCATCGGGTGAGCGTACTGCTATGGCTTTTGAATCTATTCGTGAGCGCCAACAGTTTATTGACTCGCAACTTACGCCAAACAAGATACCAAGTAAGAGCTACCGCAATTTACAAAGCATTACCTTTGATCCAAAGTCAGTACTACCTACAAGTTTTATTGGCAAGCTGATGACTGATTTACGTGCGGCTAATGCAACACAAGAACAACTTGATGCTGTGTATCAAGCGCATTTAATGTTCTTTCCTGCCGAGTCTATTGCTAAGCAGTTCCTCAAGTCTAAAAACGTGCTTGGTATGGAACGCGATATTGTTAAAGGCTACGGCACAACCGCAATTAAGTGGGCGCGTAAGTTAACAAATTCTGAATACGCGCCAAAGATTGATACCGCGCTTGATGAAATTAAAGAGCAAGCAAATAATGTTAATCGTTTAGACGTAACCGCCGCCGCTGAAAACATTTTAGAGCAGAAAGAATTTTTACATAACCCAACGTTTAACTCGTTTACGCAAGCGGCTACAACCCTTAGCTACTTTGAGTTTATTGCAGGCAATATCTCGTCTGCATTGATAAACATTACGTCTTTACCTATGTTAGTGTGGCCTACTCTTGGTGGTAAGTTTGGTTTTGACAAAGCTAGTTCAGCCATGATGAATGCAAGTAAGATTGCAATTAACGGCATGCAGAATGATTCAAGATACACAAAGCTGTACAAAACGATGATGGATCATGGTCAGCTAGAGCACACAATGGCTCGTGAAGTACTTGAGGGTCGTAGGCAAAGTACTGGTGAATTTACAGGGCTTAAAGGGCGTATCCTTGATGGTCTTTCAATTCCATTTGCCGCAACTGAACGCTATAACCGTGCAACTACTGCAATAGCTGCTTATGATTTAGCGCTTCAAAATGGTATGAGCCAAGATGCAGCTATCCAATACGCAATTACTACTACTAAAGATATACACACTTCTGGCTTAGCCGCCACTGCTCCTAAATGGATGCAACACCCAATTGGTCGTGTGTTCTTTACGTTCAAGTCTTTCACATGGAACAGCGCATTTGTAATGGCGCGTGCTTTTCATCAAGCGTTTAAAGGTGAAACCCCCGCTATCCAGCATGCGGCTCGCCGACAATTGCTTGGTACATACGGCATGGTTATGGCATTTGGTGGTGTTAAAGGCATGCCGTTCTATGGCGCTACATCTGCATTCTTTACAATGCTTGCCGCTTTGTTTGGTGACGATGACGAGCCATTTGACTTTGACGAAGAGATGCGTGATTTCTTTGGGGAGTTGGGTTACAAAGGTGCGTTTAACTACGTCACTAATATTGAGTTAGCAAATCGTGTTGGTATTGCGACTGACTTAATTTATCGTGATGACCCACGTGGTATTTCGGAACATGGCTATGTGTTATCAGCTATGCAACAAGCTTTTGGCCCTGCTGGTTCATACGCAGTTAGCGTAGGTAATGGTGTAAAGATGATGAAGGAAGGCCACGTTGAGCGTGGTATTGAGGCCATGGTGCCTAGTTTTGTACGTAATGGTATGAAGGGCATGCGCTACATGAGTGAGGGCGCTTTGACTTTGAAGGGTGACCCAGTTGACGAAGACATTAATGCTTACAACTCATTGATGCAAGTCATTGGTTTCTCCCCTGCTGACCTGTCTAGCACCTACGAGAAAACATCAGCGGCTAAGTCTTATGAAAAAGAAATTGGCGCACGTCGTGTACGCCTGTTGAACCTGCACGATATGGCTAAAACTGCGGGTGATATGGACTTGCTATCTGAAACCAAAGATGCTATTTCAGAGTTTAATGATAAGCACCCTAAAGACAAAATTACTGGTGATACTCTACGTAGGTCTGAATCATCCCGCAAAGCGGCTGAGAAGAACATGATTAACGGCGTCACATTCAACAAGAAGTTGCGTGGCGAAATTGAAGAGAAATTCTTTGAGGACTAAAAAAAGCCCCTGACTAAGCAGGGGCTGAATACTTCAAGCAGAAGTAGAGTGCGGGCTGAGTATAACTTCCTTACGCCATACACGCAACCCATACACGCCATTTTCTATAACTTGTTTTGAAACAACGTCTAAACCCAGCCTGGCGCACTCGTTCATAACAAACCTTTGCACCTGCTTCCTCTGTAGGCAGGGTATAAAGAAGGACGTTCCCGGCTGAAACTTAGCCCATTCAATCAGTATCGACAGGTTGAATACCGTTGTCATCTAGCAACACATTCTCATTAAAGAAATCCAGTTTGGTAGTGTCAAAGCACAAGGCGTTTACAGGAGCTTGCATATTAGCAAGGGTACCGGCGGTCATGCGCTTCTTCTTAGTGTCAACCAGTGCTTTACTTTTTCGGTAACCGGCCAGCGACTCTTCGTAGTTAATAAAGTTCTTAGCGCAATCGTCTCGGTAGGTGCGATTCACTACATACAGCATCTTGGTATCAGGCTCGTAGCGTGCAGTCAATGCGCCACGTGGCTCTTTAATCGGGCCATGCTCTAGTCCGTTTTTAGCCTTGTCGCCATTAATAACAAGAATCTCATGAAAGTGGCGTTGCAAGAAGCCACCTAAAAAGTCATCACCGTCAAACATGTATTCACGATTGCGGATACGGGTCTCATTAATCAAGCCCACTGCATAGTTAAACACAGGCTTGATTGGAATGTTATGCAGTCCAAGGTGCTTGGCAATAGAGCCACCAGTTATGGCTAGTGACGCCATAAGAGCCCAATAGCGTTCAGCGTTCTTGATGCCAGCGGCTTGCTCAATACGCACCTGAATGTCAGCCATCTTAGCCCTGACCATAGGCAACTGGCCTACAAGAGCTTGCGAGAACGGCTCCATTGCATGCCCGTAGTTGTTCATCAATTGACCAAAGTGTTGCCGTGCCCAAGTCGCATCGTCAAATGGGTCAGGCTTGATGTTGATTTCCAGGATCCGCTTTAACTCGCCATCTGGAAAGCCCTTTATAGATAACAGTGCGTCAGTCACGTATCGGTTGGATGAAGTAACTAAGCCAGTCTGAAACTTGGTATCATTCCTACGCTCTGCATTTTCGTGTTGCTTCAAACGATTCTTGCCACGACCTGAAGTCACGTCGTACACTTGGTTTGACATTTGCTCAGGCGGCATGTTGGTAATCTCATCCATGGTCACTGCCAAGTTCTGCATCACACCTAGGCGGCTCATACGTGAGTTGTATGTATCTTTGGGAGAGAGCAGTAGTTCCTTGGGTCTGCCGTAGATACTGTTGATGGCTTGCAAAATTGTGGTCTTGCCTGAACCTGACTCACGGCTAACCAAGTTGAGCAAGAAGCCGTCGAGTGCTGTGAATTTCATCAGCATCGTGCCAAATCCCATGAAGAAAGCAAAAGCTCTAGCCTCCATGCCTTCACGACCATAAGCGTTGATCGTGTTCTTCCATACATGAAAGTCGCCCTTGACTTGAAACAGCGGCACCAGTGGTAGCGTGGGCGCAGATGGTGGGCTATATACCGTCTCAGTTGCACGTATTTCTCTGTCGCCAATGATGATGGCGGACTCGTCTTCAACCCAACCAAATTGTTTGTGTGCTTTCTCAGCTTGTGAATTCATTTGTAGTTCCTCAACCCATTTTGTAACGTAGTACATAAGGGCATCTTGTTTCTTTCCGAGTGCGGTTACGCCAAACGAAGCCACTGTTGCAATGAACTTGTCTTTGGATAGCACGTTGGGCAGGGTCATAATCCACTCACGCACCCCATCTCTTGGCAGGTGCAACCGCAATAGCAGGGTCTCACCCAAGTCGGGGTCTTGCATACGCTTGACTACATAGAAGTCATACGGGTACACAATTTCTTCTGTGTCGTTGCCATCTTTGTCTTTGGCACGTTGGTAAATACCGCCAGTTTTACCCCTAAAAAATGGAAAGGGGTACTTGGGAATTACGAACGTTTTGGCTTCTTTAGTCTCAGGTTCAAGGTCTGTGACAATGTTATCTTCTTCAGTGGCTTCAATAATCTCTTTGCCAATCTGAATGGGAGATGTGATTTTTAGCTTGCAGCCCTCACAGCCTTGTGGAAATAACTTTTTAAATGTCTCGCAAGTGTAAGGGCCCCGCGTCTCATTGGCTTTGCGATCAGTCGCATATTCCGAATAGTCAGGATGCTGATTAGAGATGACATGGATGGCTTTATCTCTGTCCACACATTGTTGAGCAATACTCAGCCCTGCCCGCCACAAGGGTTCATCTATTGTTGCTTGGTTGTGGTAAATGTTCAAGAGTTGATTGCAACCGTTACCTTCAACTGACTTGATCAGGATTGTTTTGAATCGTGACTGACTGCTACCCATCAGTGCAAGTGTCAGTGGGTCTAGCTGACGTTTGAAGTCAGCCTTGTCCAGCATCTTTAAAATGTCTTCAGACGGGACAAGAAGTTTCTCAATCTCGTCAAGCGTCATTGTGGGCGCTACGTATAGCACTTCAACAGGAATAGGATTTGTTGGGTCTTTTACGTGGTAAGTCTCAGGCACTCTAAGCACACGTGCGGCTTCACCAGTGACCGCAGGGTCAACGTCAAACTTATGCGCAACGCATAATTCTTTCAAGCGATCAGCATGACCTCTCCACTGCTTGCGTGGAATAGCTTTGTCCAGTACCCAATACACGTGGGCACCCAAACCCGATTTAACAATAGTCGGTCGTGGTAGCTTTGTTGCCTTGCAAAAATTCTTTAAGGCAATCAGACCTTCGCTCAAATCCGCAAAGGGTTTGTTAGAACCGCAATCAAGATCAATATAAAACGACTTTAGATAAAGCGCATTATTCGTAGTACGGCCCTTTTGTGGGTCGCCATACTTAGCCATAGCAAAGAACGCATTGAATTCTTCTTGAACTAGCACGTCTGCTTGCGTGCTTATGTCATCTATGCTCTCTACAAACTTCTGCCTAACAATATCTTTTTCGTTTACTGTCTTGATTCCGAATGTGCAGTAGTGCTCGCCTTGCTCCAGTGGTGGTAACACCAGTGCGAGAAACTTTTTTCTCGAAATCATAGCCGTCCTTGGTATCGTCTTTTAAAAGAGAAAGGCAGGGATGAGACGGAACATCCTTTTCGGGAGCTACCCTAGCCTACTCAAACTATTAAGCCAACTTTGCAATTAGCTTGTGCATCTTGTCTGCGTGTTTGCCTGAAACTACGGCTTTCCCACGGAACCAAGAATATACAGTCACTCGGCTCACACCGAAGAACTCAGCAACGTCAGTTACGGGTATATCCCTATCTAAGCAGATCATGCCCAACTTGACCCCGAGTAGACTTTGGTTTGCTTCTTTAATCTCTCGGGCTGTAAGCGTGGAATACCCCGCCATTACTCATCGTCCCAAGCCTCAAGAATTTTGGACAAGTCCTTCTTAGGTGCTTCTTCCTCTTTCTTGGCAACTCGTTTAGTTGGCTCTTCAACTGGCTCGGCTTCAACCTTTGCGGGTTTAGCTTCTGCTTTTGATTCAGCTTTAGGTGCTTCCAACTTAGCAGGTTTAATTCCATCTGCTTCAGCGACAGTCATAGTAATTGCTTTCATTGCAGAATCAGATTTACCCTGCTCAATAGCAATCGTATGCTCACTTGCTTCCAATACCCTGACTGGTTTGAATGTCAGCTTGGGTGTTGCGCTATCTGTATCAAAGCGCATCTCGGTCACAACGGCTGTAATTGGAATACCTTTACTGCCAATCATCTTTGCATATGTCTGCAAAGGCCACTTCCCAGGCTCACCTGCACCGAAGATTGATGCGGCAGGCAGTGTCAACTGAAATACATCGCCTTTCAAATCATTTGCCAAAGCCACGGCAAGACGTTGGCTAAAGCGGCAAGCACGGCTATCGCCCTGACCTGAACCCTTCATGTTCTTATCGCAGTCCATGCAACGCTTTGCTTGGGGCATAGTTGCCTTAGCATCAGGAAAGTCACCATCAGCAGACCAACAATCGGGTGCTGTTGGCTCGCTACCTTCACTGTAGTTCTTCAGATAAAAAGTGCGTGACACTTTCGGTGAAGCGGCAACGACCACCACGTTCATTGAACGCTCTTCGTTCTTGGCAATTTCTTTTCCGTTAACCATCATGCGCCATACACCGCCCTTGATGGAAATACGTTTCATGCCACCACCAGCTCCACCCATTAAGGATTTTGTGGTTTCGTCAAGCTCTACCTCTTTAAGATAAGAAGGTAGACCACCATCCAACATTGCAAGTTCATTACTCATTTTCTACTCCTACTTTTTTACGATTACTATAGTTTGATTGACGTCCGCATTTAGCCCCGGCGGATGAAGATCGGGGTTTTCCTCAAGAAATTGAGCCATGTTCGTGCTGTTGATACGTTGTTGCATCAACGAAAAGGCATCGTTCTCTTTAAGAAATTTGAAAAAAGAATCCCAGTCACTAGTCCAGTAATTCTTTGTGATTCTGCGTGATACCGTACCAAATTGCGTACGTATTGTTTGGGCACCTTCAGCCTTGCAAATCTCTAACAGTTGACTCGCAACAACGTCTTGTTGTTCCTTGAGTTCAGCAACTTGCTTCTCAAGTTCACGTCGCTTGTCACGAATCTTCACATAGATTTTTGCTAGCTTTTCGGTATTGACTTCTTC